CCATTGCACCGGAATCGACCGGTGCCCAAGGAAAAAGACATCCTGCATCCTTTCTGCAGGCCCATTTGAGGGCCGATTGTATTCACAATCCCAGCCGAAAGTCTTGTACATCTGCTCAACCATTGCAGCATTAAAGGGTTGGCCCTCGATAGCCATACGTGATCCAAGTGTATCATCCCCGCCTGCTTTGAGAATTGAGCACGATCTGTAAGACTGAAAGTGCCAGTGCTCTTTAGGCATTGCTTTTACAAAAGCATAAATATCCACCCTTGCTTGACCCATGACATTTCGGACATAAGTTTCTAGTTTGCCTGAAGCAAACCCAGACATAATGTCCCAAAATTCACCCAAAGGGCCAAGAGCCCACTGAGCTTGGTTGCATGCATCAAAATGTCTAAAGATACGCCTTTTATGATCAGGCGTTCTTGCCAAAGACATCATCTGCCATGCATCCCAATAAGTGAAATAATGCGAGACTTTCTTGTCCCAACGCTTCACATCCTTGTCATCGGGTATTACTGTGAAACCTCGTGAGACATTATCCATAAGTTTATGCCATCCCATTCGAAAAATGGAAAAGCCTCCAGTGAAGAAGGTAGCACTCTCTGTAGTATCTAACTTTTGAACCTTCAACAGGAACTCTCCATATAGCCTTTTCGCCCTAATGACTTCAATCTTGTCCGCAGGATTCATCAATCGAGTTTTCTTTGCCATTACCTTCTGTATATGCAACATTTCACTCTTTGACGAACCTTTGGGGGACCACGCAACAGGACAATCTGCATCAAGCAACCTCCAATCTAAATCACAAAGGTAATAAAGTAGAGGGAACTCCTTTTCGACCCAACCCTTCAATTTCTTGAAGTCCGGTCCTGCAAGTGCGAGACAATAACCCGTGGCGGTAGTAAAGTCCATTGAGGCAATTCCAGCAGAATTTCCAAAAATGGCTTCCATCATGGATATCTCGTCAAACTCCAACCCGTCATGCTTCAAACAATCATTCAAAATAACCTCTCCGGCTATCGTTTGATCATAATCCCCATAATAAGTTGGAAATCTTTCAAGATCACGTCTTTGCATTTCAACTGTCTGAGTTTTAAAAGTCGACACCGTCTCCTGTGCAGGAAGGTAATCCGACCGTTTAGTATATTGCGATTGAGCACCATACCCAGACTGCTGACACCACTTATAAAATAGCTGATCACGCTCCATAGAAGAGCGCATGTGATCCGGTCTAAACTTGTACCTAACCCATTCGGGCCAGGACTCGTCCACCTTGACCAATTGACAAGCTAAAGCTTCCAGTGGATTTGGAAACCTTTCAGTGGCAGTTTTAAAAATAGCAGGGATCGTCCGATCGACGAAGGACACCTGCTGTGTTTGAGGTAGGACAGTGTGTTGCCACCAAGTCCTGCCTTGTTTTTCCGGTCCAAACACCCCATTGACATAAGCTGACTCATGATAGTCCTGAAACAGCTGAAAAGCCGTCTGCTTCTCCCAATAGGGTCCATTTAACCAGGGCGCTTGAGGTTCAGCCGCAGTTAGGTCAGCGCCTAACGCAAAATAGAAGTTGAGGGGATTTATTACCTCACCTCCAAACTGCGGCAAATCAAAATGCGGGCCCACTTTCTTAGCAAAAGCCTTTATCTGACCGATAGTCTCTTCAGTAAAGGCAAAGCCTTGGCACATTAATGTCCCGTTTACGGCTCCATAATGGCAGCCGTAACATTTCGTATAAGCTTGTGCATCGGCAACCACCGACATGCACATTCCAAATTGATTATCGCTAATATACGAAAGCGTATCTCCGACCCGGTGCATGAATGTGCGATACACCAAGTTTCGGTCATTTGAGTCACGAGTTTCAATTGTGGCCCAAATGGATTGCTTCTCTGGAAGCTCAGCCAGCGTGTATGCGGGCAAACCGCTCAACCACGCTGGTCTTGGAATAGCAATTCCATCCTCGTGGAACACGAGTCGTTTGGGGACTTTCGTCCCTTCATAGGAACGCTCTCTTTCATCCTGAAAAGGATCCCAAAAGAACCACCCGCCGCGATATTTTGTATTCCAAACAAACGCACGGCAAATGCCAAGCTTTTC